TGTATTATTATTGTTCCAACAACATCTCTTGTAGAACAGCTATACACTGACTTTGAAGATTACTCTTCTGCAAATGGATGGGTTACTTCAGATCACGTACAAAAATTATATTCAGGTTTCACTAAAGATATTACCAAGGATGTTTTGATTACAACTTGGCAGTCAGTATACCTACAACCTAAAGCATGGTTCAAACAATTTAATGTTATCTTCGGTGATGAAGCGCATCAGTTTAAGGCTAAGTCTTTGTCAACTGTTATGGAGAAACTAACTGAGGTTCGTTATAGAGTTGGAACTACAGGGACACTGGATAACAAGAAAATTCATAAATTAGTTCTTGAGGGTATGTTCGGTCCAGTTCATAGAGTTACTACCACCAAAGCATTGATGGAATCTGAAAGACTCGCCCAACTAAATATTACATGTATTGTTTTGAAATATAATGAAGAGATTCGTAAAGGACGAAAAAACAACACTTACCAAGAAGAAATGGATTGGCTGGTATCTTGTGAATCAAGAAATAAGTTTATCCGAAACTTGGCAATAAAATCATCTGGTAATACGCTGGTACTATTTCAATACGTTGAAAAACACGGCAAAGTCCTATACGAACTTATTAAGGATAAAGTCCATGAAAACCGAAAAGTATTTTTTGTCTTCGGGGGAACTGAGACCGCTGATCGTGAATCAATTAGACATATCACAGAGGGAGAGTCAGATGCTATCATTGTTGCATCTTTTGGCACTTTCTCAACTGGCATTAATATACCTTCGCTTGAGAACATTATTTTTGCGTCTCCCTCGAAAAGTAAGATAAGAAACTTACAATCAATCGGTAGAGGTTTGCGATTAAAAGATGGCAAGACTGAATGTAAGTTGTATGATATATCTGATGATTTGCATTGGAAGTCTTGGAAGAACCATACATTAAATCATGCAGCAGAGCGTTATAAAACTTACGCTGAAGAACAATTCGAAATCAAACTTGTAGAGGTAAATCTTGATTAACGAAGAAGAACATTTCGTTGTAATTAAATTGGTATCTGGTGAACAAGTTATGGCAATCCTCGAAGATGAAACTGAGGATGGGGTAGATATTGTATTCCCGATGTTAATTCGTTTGTTCCCTATAGTTGATGGCGCAAATTCTCGTGAACATGTTACCGCAACTCCCTACTCTCAATTTGCAGATGATGCTCATCTGACTATCAGTAAACATAATATTCTTTTCTTAAAAAATTTAAACCCTGCGATGGTTCCCCATTATCTACGTCTTGTCGAACAAGAGAATGATAAAGTATTTGTTAAAAAAGATACAGAAGAGAAAACAACTTTGGGGTGGGAAAATCGTGCCGATGAAGAGACAGAGAAGAAAATGAAATTGCTGAAGTATCTTACTGAGGAGAATTCTCCTGTTACTGTCATCGAAGGTAACGATACTAAACATTAATCTATTTCATCAAACCCGACACTGTAAGTTTACCCCTGTGTCAAATTTATGTCAAATAAAATTACACTTGCAAATATGTGCAAGATAAAAATACTTTACATTATTCTTTAGATGTAGTATACTTATGAAATCGAGTGAATAAAGGGATTGACCTAGTGGCAAATTATATCAACAACGCTGACTTTCTAGCAGCAATTAAAGAATACAAATTAAAGATTAAAGAAGCTGAGGAAGCAGGTTTCCCTAAACCACAGATTCCAAATTATCTTGGTGAGTGCATTCTTAAAATTGCAACACATTTATCATACAAACCCAACTTTATTAATTACAGTTACAAAGACGATATGATTCTCGATGGTATTGAGAACTGTATTAACTACTTTGATAACTTTGATCCCGATAAGAGTAGCAACCCATTTGCTTACTTCACTCAAATTATTTACTATGCATTCTTGCGAAGAATCTCCAAAGAAAAGAAACACTCGTATATTAAAAACAAACTAATTCAAGATATGCATTTTGATTCGTTTGATATTCAAGAACATGATGAAGACGGACAGTATCACAATGCTTACATAGATTTTATGCAACAGAATAGTACCTTCGATGATTCCTTTATTGCTAAAAAGAAGTTAAAGACTAAAAAGAAAAAATCTAGTTTAGATGATTTTATTGATGGGAATGATGATGAGCCACACGGAACTACACCAATTTATTAAAGAAATTGTTCATGGATCAAAGCCATGGCAACAGATAGCAAAAAGAAAAAAATCTAAAGTATCAAAAAGAACTCTCAAGAAATGGTCTTGGGATGCTTCTGATAATATGTTTAATTTAGCCAAATTGATGAAACCAAAAATGATTGATAAAGATATTAATGCAAATCCAACGATACATGAACTGTATCAACAAGAATCAACATCTCCCGAAAATAAAATCTTTTTAGGTGTATCAGACTTTGATGATTTGATTACAGCTGAATTGTTGAAGCGTCGTTTCGATGCTGGTCAAAAAACTTTGCATAAAGAAACAACTGTTCTTTGTAACAGAGAGCGTTGGGCACACTGGGCAGAAGATAAATTCCCGAACGATCTTTACATTCAAGGTAATTCTTCGAATGGAGTTATTGTTGAAATTGGCACAAATAACTATACCAAATTTGATGTGAATAACAATACTGTCACTATTCGTGCATATGGTGATAAAGTATATGTTGATTGTATGATTATGTTGATTGAACAAAACTTTGACATTGTTACATCACACGTTGAATGGGTTTACAATGGTGATGGTTCTTCTGTTAATGTTCCACTCAATCGTGATCGTTTACCTGTTGATGAGATGTATCCATTCCTTAAAGGTGAAACACTTGGTGAATACTATGATCGCTACATGGCATCAACAGCAAATATTTTGTTATTGATTGGTCCACCTGGAACTGGTAAGACTACATTTATCCGTGGTCTGCTTGCTCATACAAATTCCTCAGCTATCGTTTCATACGATTCAGCCATTCTTGAGAAAGATGGTTTCTTTGCTCGCTTTATTGAGAGTGATGAAAACATTATGGTTCTTGAGGATAGTGATGCTTTCCTTAAATCTCGCAACGATGGTAATACCATGATGCATCGATTCCTTAACGTAGGTGATGGTCTTGTAACAACTAAAGGTAAGAAAATGATTTTCTCTACCAACTTACCTTCTATCCGTGATGTTGATTCTGCCTTGGTTCGTCCAGGACGTTGCTTTGATATCCTTACCTTTTCACCTCTCTCATTGCATGATGCGAATGTTCTTGCCAAGAAACTTAATGGTTCTGTTCCTAACATTGAGCCAGGAAAAGTTGTAGAATTTTCAATTGCTGAAATTTTTAATACACAAAACAATAAATCTAAAGAACGTAAGGTAGGATTCCTATGATTCGTGTAAGGGTAATTCTATCAGAAGGGCAGATGCTAGAAGGTGAGTTTGAAGACTTTGATGCTCTCACTTTTTGGATTATGAAGCAGTCTATTAATATTAGAACCATGGAGATTGATGTTGAAAATAGCGATAATAACCGACCAACATTTTGGAGCGAGGAATGATAGTCAAGCATTCTTAGACTATTACGAAAAATTTTATGACAATATTTTCTTTCCTACTCTGGATGATAATAACATTGAATGTGTTCTTGTCCTTGGTGATACTTTTGACAGACGAAAGTATGTAAACTTCTACGCACTTGATCGTGCAAAGAATATGTTCTTCAACAAACTTGAGGAGCGTGGTATAACTGTTCACATGTTAGCAGGTAACCATGATACTTACTTTAAGAATACTAATGATGTAAATTCTCCTGACTTATTGTTGGGAGAATATAGTAACATAAATGTTATTGATAGTCCAACAAACATAACAGTATCAGATACTGAGATCTGTATGATGCCTTGGATTTGCCCAGACAATTATGATGATAGCATTAAAACAATGGAAACTACAAAAGCTGAAATTTGCATGGGGCATTTTGAGATAGCTGGTTTCGCAATGCATAGGGGAATGGAAAGTCATGATGGTCTGGATAAAGCATTATTTCAAAAATTTGATCTTGTTTTCAGTGGTCATTATCACCATCGCAGTAATGATAAGCATATTCATTACTTGGGAAATCCGTACGAACTTACTTGGCAAGATTATAACGATCCCAGAGGATTCCACTTGTTCGATCTCAACACAAGAGAACTCGAGTTCATTCGAAATCCTTATACAATGTTCCAAAGAATCGAGTACAACGATAAAGAAGTCAATCCTATTGATTTAGATTCTATTGATTTAAAAGATATGTTTGTGAAGTTAGTTGTTGTCAATAAAACTGACTTTTATAAATTTGACAAATTTACACAAAAGTTGTATAATAAAGGTTGTCATGAAATTAAAATTATTGAAGACATGTCAGAGTTTGAAGATGGTGAGATTGGCGAAGAAATTAATCTGGAAGATACTATGAATGTTTTGTCAAATTATGTTGACTCTATTGAAACAGATGTTGATAAAGAAAAGGTAAAGACCTTTATGAAATCTCTTTATACGGAAGCAATTAACATAGAGGTGGAATAATGCAACAACTAGAGATTCAATATTTCTTTCCACTAACTGAACAGGTTCCACTTGAGTTAGATTTTAAACCTTGTGAAGAACATGCTAAAAAGTTACAAGAAGAACGATGGAAAAATTCTGTATCAATTACCTCTGGTATGGGATTGATGGTTGGTTCTAATGGCACCAGCTGGACTACTATCTCTAATAATCTTGGCAACCCATCTTTTACGATTAATGTGGATGCAATGCCAATTACTATTGTGTCTAAAAAGAAACCCAACTTTATAATGAAGTTCATTTATAAGTCTATGGGTATGAAATGGAAGAGTGAATGATCGTATTTAAAAGTATAGAGTGGAAGAACTTTTTATCCACTGGAAACTCAGCAAATAAAGTATTACTAAACAAATCATCAACTACTTTAATCATTGGTAAGAATGGTGAAGGTAAAAGCACAATCTTAGATGCATTATGTTTTGCTTTGTTTGGAAAACCATTTCGCAATATTAATAAGAATCAGTTGATCAACAGCATCAATGGAAAAAACAGTTTAACTACTTTGGAGTTTTCCATCGGTAACAAAGATTATAAAATTGTTCGTGGGATTAAACCAAACGTATTTGAAATCTGGTTAGATGGTGTTATGCTTAATCAAGATGCAGCATCTCGTGATTATCAAAAGGTTCTTGAACAACAAATCTTACGTTTAAACTATAAGACTTTTACGCAGGTAGTTATCCTTGGTTCAGCTTCCTTCGTACCTTTTATGCAGTTGTCTACTAACCAACGTAGAGATGTTATTGAAGATATTCTTGATATTAGAATTTTCTCCACAATGAATCAAATCTTGAAGGAACAAGCGCAGGGAACTAAAGATGAAATTACCAGAATCGAATCTGAAATCAATCAGGCTAAAACTCAAGTCGAAGCACAAAATACGATTATCAAAACAATTACCGAAGCAAAGACGACTGCACTCGAAAGTATCTTATCAAAAATCTCTGCAAACTCTGCTGAAATTTTATCTATGGAGGGGGAGATCGCAACGATCCTTTCGGAGATCAATACTCTTAAAGCAAGCATCGATGATAAGGAAACTATTACAGAAGACCTCGATAAAGCCAAGTCAATCAAAAGTAAGTTACTCCAGAAAATCGAAACTTGCGAGAACCACTCAGAATTTTTTAACGAACATGATGTGTGTCCAAGCTGTGACCAAACTATCGCAGAAGAATACAAAGAGAAAATTGTTCAAGAACTCAATACAAAAATGTTGGACAACAACACAAAGATTGGTGAACTCGAGAGCGTACTCAATGGACTCAATGAAAAGTTGTCAGAGATTAACAAAGTCGTTGGCAAGATTACCGAAAAGAACATTGAATTATCTACAAGAAATTCCGCAGTCTCCGTCCTCAACAAACAGATTAAAACGCTACAAGATGAAGCTGAAAGCACAAAAACTGATACAGCAAATATCGATGAGGAAAAAGCTAAGTTAAAATCTTTGGCAGAATCTGCTTTACAAAAATTAACTATTAAAGCAGATCTTCAAAAAACTAAACAGTTAGAAGAAGTTGCTGCTATTCTTTTAAAAGACACAGGAATTAAAACTGCTATTATCAAAGAGTATCTTCCTGCAATGAATAAGTTAATCAACAAGTATCTGAATGCCATGGATACTTACATTCACTTTGAACTTGATGAAGCATTTAATGAGAGGATTCGTTCTCGTCATCGTGATGAATTCACTTACGCAAGTTTCTCTGAGGGTGAGAAGATGCGTATTGACTTAGCAATCTTGTTTACTTGGCGTCAGATTGCAAAGATGAAAAACTCTGTCAATACAAACCTGCTTCTACTCGATGAGATTTTTGATTCGTCACTAGACACAGCTGGAACTGATTATTTCTTAAACCTGATGAATCAGTTTGGTGATAAATCAAACATCTTTGTTATCTCGCATAAAGGCGACCAACTATTTGATAAGTTTAGATCAGTAGTTAAGTTTGAAAAGCGAAATGACTTCTCAGTAATAGTCTGATGTGGAATTTTTAAATCAGGTACTTCCCAAACTAATCTCTATGATTTTGTCATGGCTTGACTATGGCAACCTGCGTAATCAAGTCTATGAATTGAAAGACAAGGTTGAAACCTTAGAAATTGCGTTAGACGACATCCAACGTATGAACAAAGACCCACTGATAGCCAAACTGATACAAAACCTCCTAAAACGATAACCTGTTGTTTTAAGGGTTATTTTCTCCATTAAAATCAACGAGTTACAAACCCCTTCAGACTGTAGGGTTACTAAAAATACTTCTTTACAATAATTCACTTTTCAGGCATAATTATATTATGATACTGAGAAAGGGTTTAATTATGAATGATTATGTTAGTTTTGCTAGTGGGGTTTATGATGGTCTTACTGACTTGAAAGCTGGTCCTATTTTGGCTGGTGGTCCTACTGAAAAGGCTGTTCCTCCTACCCTTGATTATATTGTGAGTGAATTTCGCTCTCGTCTTGGGTGTTCTGATGAATACCTTGCTGGTTACTTATCGGTTGCGTTTTCTTTGGGTCGGGGTTGATTATGTGGAATGATTTTAATGATTTTGAGCTGGCTCAACTCGCTGGCGAATATGGTTTCCAAGACCTACTCCAGTTTAACCAAGACTTATCGTTGCAAAATCGCAACGAAATTGAGTCGGTTTTAACGAAATATGAGTTCGATAATGCTTTTTCACTTGACAATAATTCAGAAGTAGAGTATAATTGAGTCTTGAGAATAGGAAATATATTATGAAAATCAATGCAGTTGACCTTTCAGCCAAACTATTGGCAACAGAAAATATTAGCGTGCGTCGTGCAAGATGTCGTACCGCATCCTTTGATATCAAGTCCCGTGTTTTGACCATCCCTATGTGGAAAGACATGACACCTGAAGTTGAGGGTATGTTGGTTGGTCACGAAGTAGGACACGCACTTTGGACAGGCGAAGAATATACTTTACCTATCAAAGAAAATCCAAAAATGATGTCGTATCTCAACGTGCTTGAAGACGTACGCATCGAGAAATTACTCAAACGTAAATATCCTGGTATCCGCAAAACGATGCTAGAGGGTTATCGTCAACTCAACGAGAAGGACTTCTTTGGTGTATCAAAATCACACCTGCGAACTCTCAACTTGATTGATCGCATGAACCTATATTTCAAAGCAGGCTATTCTTGTGGTGTTACTTTTACACCTGAAGAAAAACCCTTTGTGATTCGTGCAGAGAAAACTGAAGAAATTTCAGAAGTAGTGCAGTTGGCTCATGACATCTATGCATACTCACAAGAGCAAGCAAAGAAACGTGCCGAGCAAATGCAAGCATCCGATGAGTTTGAAGAAGAGGATGACGATGGTATCGATCCCGATGATAATTATGATGAAGACGACATCTATGATGAAGACGAAGACTTCGACAGCATCGATGATTCTGATATGGATAATACTGATACTAAAGAAGATGATTCTGACGACAAAGGGTTTGAGAACGAAGAAACTAAAGCCAGTCGTGGTGCACGCAATCCTGAAGAAAAGAAACAAGAACAGATTGACAAAGAGTTGGAGTCTGTAACAGATAAAACTCTTGAAGAAAATCTTGCTCAGCTAGCCGATGATACTACAGAGTTTAACTATTATACTCTTGACGATAAGTTTACTTTGGATCACGTGGTTCATTATAAAACAATTTTGAGTGATGTAGCTGAGAACTATGCACGTTGCGAACTACCAGTTAAACCGATTGATGAATTCAAAAATGAAGCAAGTCGTATTGTAAGTTATCTCAATAAAGAGTTCGAGATGAAGAAGTCTGCAACGATGTATAAACGTGCTCAGACTTCAAAAATTGGTTCTTTGGATATGAAGAAAGTTTGGTCTTACAAATTAAATGATGATTTGTTCAAACGTCTGACAACTTTCCCACAAGGCAAAAACCATGGAATGATTTTCTTGCTTGACTGGTCAGGTTCAATGGATCAATGTTTAGAAGATACAGTTAAACAAGTTGTCACACTTGCTATGTTCTGCCAACGTGCTCAAATCCCATATCAAGTATTTGCATTTAGCAGCCAATATGATATCGGTCTAAGTCGTGAAACGCTGAGTAAGAAATATCAAGAAACTGATGGCACTAATAATAATTTACTTAATAATGCTTGTAACAACTTTGCGTTACTTGAATTGTTTAGTCATAAAATGTCTAATGTTGAATTTACTACAATGTGTAAATACTTGTTGGATATTAATATGTTTAGGCACTCAAAACATGGCGAGTACCACACAGGTGGAACACCATTGAATGAAGCACTTGCATATATGGTTACATATATTCCAAAATTTATCAAGAATAATTCTATTGAAAAGATGTCATTCATCACTCTAACCGATGGCGAGGGTGGTGCGTTATATCCTGTAGCACGTGGTAGTTTAGAAGAAGTTCGCCATGAAGATTGCGCAACTCCAGAAGAACCATACAAACGTCGTAAGATTATGTTGAAACATTTCTTACAAGATCCTATTACAAAGAAATCATATAAAATTACACGCAATGGTCCAGTGCAAACTGCAGCTATTTTGAGTTTGATTAAAGATCGATATAATGTAAACAGCGTTGGCTTTTATATCTGTCCTAATAATCGTCGTTATCTTTGTAGTGCTATTCATTCTAATTTACCTGGATATACAGGTGGTGAATATGGAATAATTGAACAGTGGCGCAAAGAGTTTCGTGATAATGGTTTTGCTTCAGTTAAAGATAGTGGTCGTGATGATTTGTTTATTATCCCGCAAACTCGTCTTGCTGTTGAAGTTAAAGAATTGGCTATCGAAGAGAAACAAACTGCGAAACAGATTGCAAGAAGTTTCACTAAACATATGACCAATAAAAAGACCAGCCGAGTCCTTCTAAACCAGTTCATAGGGTACGTTGCGTAATTGCAACGAATCCCCTACGGATTGTAAGGTTATTGTAAAAATGACTTTACAATAATTCAGGTTTGGAGTATAATTATTGTATAGAGTTGTAAATCGTTATATTTTATTATGAAAGAAAGTGAGTAAGTGATGGCAAAGATTACCGAAGACCAAAAAGCATTTTTCGAAGATAAACTCTTCACAATGTTTCCCGATGCTAAAACCGATGGTAAGGTTACACGCAGTCAATTATTGTATGTGCGTGAAAAGAATAACATCGATTATCACCCATTGTGGTTGATGAAGACACCGATCGGTCGTGGCTTGTATGCGCTCGATGGTGGTAAGTCTACCCCTGCGCCTGCTGTTGTTGGAAACACAGTACGTAAACCTGAACAAAAACCTGTAGAGTCTTTTAGCGTGGATTATTCAAACACAAAATCTTTGATCCCTGCAAAAGATGCAAACTTTGTTCCCTTTGGTAACTTCAATGATTTGGAGTCAATTATCAAAGCAGGTATTTTCTATCCTGCATATATCAGTGGACCAACTGGGAATGGCAAGTCTACCATGGTTGAACAGATTTGTGCCAAGCACAAACGTCCACTAATTCGTGTTAACCTAAACATGATGACTGACGAAGAGCAACTCATCGGCTCCAAAACATTGGAAGATGGTGACGTGCAAATTGTCGAAGGACCAGTTCTTATTGCTATGCGCAATGGTACTGCATTGTTGCTTGACGAAATTGATGCTGGCTCAGCAAATACCTTGCTATGCTTGCAACCAATTCTTGAGGGTAAGCCATATTACTTTAAGTTGAAGAACGAAGTTATTGTTCCTGCACCTGGATTCAATATCTTTGCAACTGCAAACACCAAAGGTAAGGGTAGCGATGATGGTCGTTACATCGGTACCAACGTACTTAACGAAGCATTCTTGGAGCGATTCGCTGTTACGTTTGAACAGGATTATCCTAATGCTAAGATCGAGAATAAGATTATTCAGAACCTAATGCAAACATACAACTGCTTAAATGCTGAGTTTGCAGATAACCTTGTGAAGTGGGCTGAAGCAATTCGTCGCACTTTCGAGGATGGTGGTGTGGACGAGACGATTACAACACGTCGTATGATCCATATCGTTCGTGCATTTGCAATCTTTAAAGATGAAAAGAAAGCTGTGGAACTTTGCTGTAATCGTTTTGATTCTGCAACGAAAGCTGCGTTCTTAGATCTCTTTGAGAAAGTTGCAAACCCTGCTCCTGAAGTTGTTGTAGCTGAGGTACCACCTGTTGCAGAATCTGCAAAAGATGAAGTACCATTTTAAATTTGACATTTAACCTAAACTGTAGTATAATACTATTATTGACTTGAAAGAGAAATTGATTATGAAAAAATTTGCTGATTTGTCCAAAGCCCAAAAAGCATTCTGTGTTCGTATTCTTGATGTATGCCCTGAGTATGCTTCTGAAGCGAACTTGACTTGGAAGCAATTGTTGGCTGGATACTTTATGTTGAAAGAACAACGTGGCACTACTGGTGAGAAACTTGGTTTCCCAATGTGGTTGCAGAAAACACAAATCGTTGGACGTGGTACATACCAAATGCCATGGCCAACTGCTAAGGAACTTGCTGAGTATAATGCTCAGAAAAGTGCTCCTACTGTAAAAGTTGCTAAGGTTAAACAACCTAAAGCGAAAGTTTCGGCTCGTCTGCAGAAGATTGTTAATCAATCACCTGTGCATGATGCTGATGTTGAAGATTTCAATGCTATCTTGAAAGAGAATGGTATCGAAGTCTGATCTTGTGAGAGGGTGGTACTGCCATCGCTACCCTCTCTTTTTTAATGATGGTATATTATGGAGTTATCTCACATGTCTAAACAAGACCTTTTATTGAAGCACCTACAAGCTGGTAAAGAGTTTACCGCAAAGCAGATCTCTGCTTCTTTTGGTATTGCTCATCCAGCAAGCACTATCCGTAACTTGCGTGAGCAAGGTTATTGCGTTTACTCAAACACTGCTACTTTGAGCACTGGTAAAGTTGCTACTAAGTATCGCATTGGTAAACCAAGCAAGCGTATGCTCGCTATTGCATACCGTGTTGCTGGCACTGGTGTATTTGCACGTGCTTAATTAAGCCACTTGTGTCAGGGTATTTTTCAGAGTACCCTGACTCATTTTTTATTATGGAACTCGTATGATTGAAATTACTATCTTAGTTGTCACTCTGTTTTTAATATTGGGAATAATTTATGTAGGTGTTTCATGTCTACGAAACAATACTGATTCTGCGGAGGATTGATGGCATCTAAAGACGAAGTTAAAAAGTCCCAAACAGCAACTACTGGTGGGCGAAAATTTGATGGTAACAAACTTCAATATGGTTTGTTACCTCCACTTGCTTTGAAAGCAACTGTGGAAATTCTAACATTTGGTGCGGAGAAATACGAACCAGATAATTGGAAGTTTGTTCCTGACTCAAAACGTAGATACTTTGACGCAATGCAAAGACATCTTTGGGCATGGAAAGAGGGAGAGAAGAACGATCCCGAAACTGGAAAGAATCACTTGGCACATGCGATGTGCTGTCTGATGTTTTTATATGAGCATGATATTAAATACTCTTTGGAGAAATAAATGAAATTAAGTAAAGAAACAGTAGCAGTAATTAAGAACTTTGCTGGTATTAACAGTAATCTTCTTTTGAAGTCTGGTAACAAACTCGCCACGATCTCTGGTCAAAAGAACGTAATGGCTGATGCCACTGTGGCAGAAACATTCCCTGACTTTGGTATCTATGATCTCAATGAGTTTCTAGGTGCGATGTCTGTGTTCGAAGATCCTGATTTGGAATTCAGCGAGAAGTTTGTAACAATCAAATCTGGCGGACGTAGTATTAAATATTATGCTGCTGCTCCAGAAGTATTGACTGCTCCATCCAAGGCTATTACATTCCCTGAAGCAGAAGTAAACTTCAAAGTAACAGCAGAACAATTGGACTTCATTCGTAAGACAGCTGGAGTATTGAGTAGTGAAGACGTATCTATCGTTGGTAATGGTTCTACCATTACTGTTCAAGTAGGTAACAAGTCTAATGCAACATCAAATACATTTGATGAGTCTGTCGGCACAACTGACAAAACATTCAAAGTTAATTTGAAGGTTGAGAACTTGAAGATGCTTCCTGGCGATTATGATGTTTCTATTTCTAGCAAGAAGATCTCTCGCTTCAAAGGTAATGGTGATTTGGTTTATTATGTAGCAGTAGAAGCAGATTCAACATTTGAATAACTGACTTGGAGATTTTATATTATGACGAAGCGTTCGCAAATTCCTAACCCAAGAGTTGATAGAGCAGTTTTAGATGATATAGAATTATATACTCTAGATTTAGAAACAGGTAAACGAATCAAAAAAGTTGTTTGGTGTGAGTATCACGAACAGTGGGAATGGATTGCGGATTTCTATAAAGAAAGCGCAAAGAAAGCGAAGTATCCAAACGATGTTCGGAATATGTGTATTACTGCGTGGGACATTGTGAAAGGGAAAACTGATTTTAGTAAATTACCAGTTTCTAGAAAATCAAAAATACCCACTGCAAGTTTGATTTTATTTTTGAAAGATTGATTATGATTGATTCACGTGATAACCACTTTTTGTGGGTAGAGAAGTATCGCCCACAAACTATCGATGAATGTGTGCTACCCGAAGCACTAAAGAAAACATTCAAAGATTATATTTCGCAAGGTAACCTACCCACATTCCTGTTCTCTGGAACTGCTGGTGTAGGTAAAACCACTGTAGCGAAAGCATTATGCGCAGAGGTAGGTGCTGAGTTTATTATGATTAACGGATCTGAGGAAGGTCGTTCGATTGATACACTCAGAACTACAATCAAGAACTTTGCATCAACTATCTCGCTGACAGACTCCAAGAAAGTAGTAATTATTGACGAAGCAGACTATATGAATGCAGACTCAATTCAACCTGCTCTGCGAGCATTTATCGAGCAGTTCTCAAGCAACTGTTCTTTTATCTTTACTTGTAATTTTAAAAACCGAATCATTGAACCACTCCACAGTCGATGCGCTGTTGTAGAGTTTAAGATTGACTCTGCACAGAAACAAGAGATTGCTGCAACATTCTTTAAACGTGTTGTTCAAATTCTAAAGCAGGAGAATGTTGAGTTTGATTCTAAAGTGGTCGCAGAACTTATTACTAAATATTTTCCTGACTACCGCAGAATTTTAAATGAACTTCAAAGGTATTCTGTGTCTGGTAAAATTGACACAGGTATTCTTTTAAACGCAAGTGCTGAATCATACAAGCAACTTATC